ATGGTGGCGCACCGCCGCGCCGGGAAGACCGTCGCCACGATCAACGACCTGATCCGCGCCGCCCTGCTGTGCGACAAGCCGGATGGCCGGTTCGCCTACTGCGCGCCGCTCTACGCCCAGGCGAAGGACGTAGCCTGGGCCTACCTGAAACGCTTCACCGCCCCCATTCCGGGGGCCGCCGTCCATGAGAGCGAATTGCGCGTGGACCTGCCCAACGGCGCGCGGGTCCGCTTGTACGGCCTGGACAACTACGAGCGCCTGCGCGGCAACTATTTCGACGGCATTTGCCTGGATGAGTGGGGCGACGCCGACCCGCGCGCCTGGGCCGAGGTGATCCGCCCGGCGCTCAGTGACCGCAAGGGCTGGGCGGTCTTCCTCGGCACGCCCAAGGGCATGAACCACTTCCATAAAATGTGGCTCGACGCCCAGGACGACCCGGCATGGTTCAAGCTGCGCCTGCGCGCCAGCGAGACCGGCATCGTGGACCCGGAAGAGCTGGCCGACGCGCGCCGCATGATGACGCCCGACCAGTACGACCAGGAATATGAAACCTCGTTCGAGGCCAATGTCGTCGGCTCCTACTACGGCGCGCTGCTGACGCAGGCGCAGGAGGACGGCCGCATAACCCGCGTGCCCTATGAGCCGATCAAGCAGGTTGAGACATGGTGGGACCTCGGGGTGGGCGATAGCACGGCGATCTGGTTCGTCCAGCGCGTCAACAGTGAAATCCGGGTGATCGATTTCCTGGAGGCGAGCGGCGAAGGGTTGCCGTTCTACGCCAAGGCGTTGCAGTCGAAGCCCTACATCTACAGCCGCCACGTGGCACCCCATGACATCGCGGTTCGCGAGCTGGGATCGGGGCGCGCCCGCATCGACACCGCCGCCGACCTCGGCATTAAGTTCGAGATCGCGCCCAACCTGTCCATCGACGACGGCATTCATGCCGTCCGCATGATGCTGCCGCGCTGCTGGTTCGATGCCGAGAAGTGCCGCCCCGGCCTGGACGCGCTGCGCCAGTACCGCAAGGATTGGGACGAGCGCCTGAAGGTGTTCCGCTCCAAGCCGCTTCATAACTGGGCGTCCCACCCGTCCGACGCCTTCCGCATGGGCGCTGTCGCGCTCGACAAGGCGGGCGGCGACTGGAGCAAACCCCTGAAAGTTGACACCGGATGGATCGTCTAGATGCCCTATGACCCCCGGCCCCTGGACGACGACGACCTGCGCTCGATCTGCGCCCGCGAGATCGAGGCCGCCAAATCCCACATGGCGACGCTGGCCGATGCTAGGCGCGAAAACCTCGACTACTACCTGGGCAAGAACCTGTTCCCGTCGAAGCCGGGCCAGTCCAGCGTCATTGATCGCTCGGTGCTGGAAACCGTCGAATGGCTGATGCCGCAGCTTCTCAAGGTGTTCGCCAGCAGCGACGAGGTGGTCAAGTTCGAGCCCCACGGCCCCGAGGACGTGGCCATGGCGGAGCAGGCCACTGAATTTGTCAACTTCATCTGGACAAAGCAGAATGATGGGTTCCTGAATATATCGACATGGTTCAAGGATGCCCTGATCGCCCGCCTGGGCGTGCTCAAGATCTGGTGGCATGACCAGCCCAAGAGACGCGCCGCCTCCCTGGAAGGGCTGACGGTCGGGCAGGTTCAGCTTCTGCTGAACGAACCGGGCGTTGACATCAGCAGCGCCGAGCCGGTTGATGGCGGCATGGGGCCGGACGGGCAGGTACAAGAGCTGTACAATGTCCACCTGACCTATTCGGAGCCGGACGGCAAGGTGTGCATCGAGCCGGTGCCGCCCGAGGAATACATTTTTTTAGCCACCTGCAAGACGGCCGCCGATCCCGGCCAGGGCCACACCCGCGCGGTCAGCCAGTCCGACCTGATAGCCCAGGGCTACGACCCGGCTATCGTGGACGATCTGCCGACAGCCGACGACGACGACGACAACGCGGAGCGCAGCCATCGCTTCGACCCGGCCACCCTGGAGACGATCAACCGCGACAGCCGCGACCGGGCGTCCAGGTCGGTTGAGGTGACGGAGTGGTTCACGAAACTGGACCGCGACGGCGACGGCATCACCGAATTCCTCAAAGTCACCCTGGCCGGGACCAACCACAGCGTCCTGCTGGACGTTGAGGAGATCGACCAGCCGCCGTTCGCCTTGTTGAGCCCCATTTTGATGCCGCACAGGCTCGACGGCTTGTCGGTGGCCGATTTGATCAAGGATTTGCAGGAGATAAAAACCGCCATTACTCGGCAGGCCCTGAATAGTTTGTACCTCGCGAACAAACCCAGGACCTGGGCGGTGGACGGTCAAGTAAATCTCCAGGAATTACTTAACTCGGAGGCGGGCGGCGTTGTCCGCGTCAAGGCCCCCGGCATGCTGGGCGAACTAAACACCACATTTGTTGCCGGTCAAGCCTTCCCCATGCTGGAGTACATCGACCGGACATTGGAAAGCCGCAGCGGCATTTCGAAGATCAGCCAGGGCATCGACGCCGACGTTCTGAACGGCGGGGCGCAGCAGACCGCAACCGGCGTCGCGGCGCTCCAGTCCGCGGCGCAGCAGCGCGTCGAGCTGATCGCCCGCGTTTTCGCGGAAACCGGCCTGAAGCACGCCTTCAAGTTGATCCTCAGGCTGGTCACCAAATACCAGCAATCCGCCCGCGTCATCCGGCTGCGCAACCAGTTCGTTGAGATGGACCCGCGCCAGTGGGACGGCGAATACGACGTGTCCGTTGAGGTTGGCTTAGGGACCGGCAACAAGGCTGAGCAGATGGCGATCCTGGCCCAGATCCAGGCGACGCAAGAGGGCATCATTCAGAACGGCGGCTACGGCGGGCTTGTGACCCCCCAGGAATACTACAACACGCTCGGCAAGCTCGTTCAGATCGCCGGGCTGAAGGATGTTGACCGCTACTTCCGAGACCCCAGCCAGCAGCCGCCTGACCAGCAGCAGCAGCCGCCGCAGCCCGACCCCAATATCATGATGATCCAGGTTCAGGCGCAGGTCGAGCAGGGCAAGCTGGCGCTGGCAGCCGAGAAGATGAAGCGCGAGGACGATCTGGCGCGCGACAAGCTGGACGCCGACATTGCGCTGCGCGCCCGCGAGCTGGAAATGAAATACGGCGCGCAGGTCGATATGGCCGGTATCCGCGCCCAGGTGGACCGCGACCGCGAGGCGATGAAGCAGCAGACGCAACTTACCCAGGCCCAGATGCAGCCCCAGGGATCCGCCTGATGGGCTTGCTGGATGACGAGTATCGCGGGACCTGGGAGCGCCAGCCCGCCAATGACCCGGTTCACCCCTGGGTCGGGCTGCTGGGCCGTAGATCCGCCCAACCGCCCGCCTTGCCCGAGGGCGCGCCCTACCCCGACGCCTTCGCCTATCCGCAGCCGATCCCACCCGGATCGCCCGATGACAGGGCGTACAATCCGACCCTGCAATGGCAAGACAGCATCCCCGGCATCAGGGAGGCGAGAGATGCTGAAAAGGCCCAGCTCGACGCCTGGGCGCGGCGCAACGCCGATGCCCGTTTCACCCGGCCCAAGACGGCGGCCGAGGTGGGCATCCCCGACCAGGAGCCCGACTTCCAGCAGAAACTCGACGGCATGTCGATGAGCGAGAAGCTGAAGATGCTGCTCGACTATCTGATGGGCAACCGCTGATGAGCCTGCTCGACAACAAGCCCCCGCCTAGCCCTGGGCTATTCGACCAGCTCGGCGAATACCTGCGCCGCTCGGGCCGCAATCTGGCGACCGGGGCGGGCGAGGCCGCCGATTGGCTGGCCCAGGGGGCCAAAGCCGGGGCCGAGCCGACCCTGGCCCTGATGCGCGGCGACGACCTCGACCAGCCCCTGCTGCCGACCGTCGAGAGCGGCGGCCGCTCGCGCCTGGGGGCCGTGGCGGGCGGCCTCAACCCCCACCTGATCCCTGGGGCCGCCCCGGCGGGGGCGTTGGGCATCTTCGGCGGGGTCAAGTCGAAGACCGCCAACCTGCAACTGCTGCAGCAGGCCAAGAACCTGATCGCGGGCGGGGCCGACCCGGAGGCGGTGCGCCAGTCAACCGGCTGGATGAAGGGCTTCGACGGCGAGTGGAAGTACGAGATTTCCGATCATCTGCTCGACGTGAAGGTGGACCCGAGGACCAGCAAGGTCCGCGTCCACCACCCCGATCTGCGGCGCGCTTATCCCGACCTGATGAGCAAGCTCAAGGTCGAGTGGTTCGATGCGCCCCTCGACAAGCGGGGCCGCTACGACCCCGAAAACCACGTGATGCATCTTAATTCCCGGCTGGAGCCCAGCGAGTGGAACGAGGTCGTCGCCCACGAGCTGCAGCACCCCATTCAGGACATCGAGGGGTTCAGCGGCGGCGCGGCGCCCACCCACCCCGGCGTCCTGGCCGTCAGTCGCGCCGAGCGCGATCAACTGCGCAAACAGCACCTCGCCACGCTGGACGAGTACCGCGCTGCCTTCGACGCCTGGAAGGCCGCCAAGATCCAGGAGAACCCCAAGCGCTTCGGCCGCATGAAGGGCGAGGACCTGCACGACATGTTCACCCGGCAGGCCGAGGTCGGGGATCTGGCGCGGCGCATGGAGAAGGCGGCCGAAGAGCTGGGCTGGATCGACACGCCCTCCGGGGCCAAGTTCCACGCCCACCAGACCTATGAGCGCGCGATGGGCGAGTACGAGGCGCGCGAGGCGCAGCGCCGCCAGGACTGGACGCCCGAAGAGCGCCGCCAGATGGCCCCTTACCAGCACAGCCAAGCCATCCCCGAGCCCCGGCTGATCGACATGCGCCTGCTGCAGGACCCCGACGACTGGCAGGACGGCCCCGCCCTGCGCGGCCTGCTGAACCGCGCCCTGGGGCCAAGCCCCGAGGCCAGGGGCACGGCGTTGAGCCTGCTCGGCATCGGCCTGCTTCCCAAGGACGCCGAATGACCGACACCGAGCTGGAGCTGCGCCGCACGATTGCGGCGGCCGAACGCGCGCGCGCCCTGATCGAGGACCCGCTGCTTGTGGCCGCGTTCGAAGCCTTGGACACCCGCTTCATGCTGGCGTGGCGCAACTCCCCGGCCGACGCGCCCGATCTGCGCGAGAAGCTGTGGCACCACATCCAGGCGCTGGCCGAGGTCCGCGCCGAGCTCGAAACCGTCCTGAACGACGGCTTAATGGCCCGATCCGCGCTCGACGAGCTGCGGGCACCCGGCACAGCCACCCCCTAACCCCTGAGTATCTGAGAGATGACCGGATTTGTTAGCGCCACCCCGGAAACCGGGAGCGAGAGCGACCCCGTGTCCATGATCGAGACCATGCTGGAGCGGGAAGAGACCCCGCCACCCAAGCCCGTCCGCGATCAAAAACCCGACCCCGAACCGGAGCCGGAAGACGACGACCTGCCGGAACCGGAGCCGGGGCCGGAAACCGACCCCGCCGACGACGAAGACGACGACCAGGAAGAGCCCGAAGACGCCCCCAGCGAAACCGAACTGTTCACCGTCAAAGTCGGCGGCAAGAACGTCCAGGTCACTCGCGAGGAGCTGCTGAAGGGCTATTCCAGGGAAGCCGACTACAGCCGCAAAACCATGGAACTGGCGGCCACTCGACAAGCCGTCGAAGCCGAGAACCAGCGCATTGCGGCGGAGCGCCAGCACTACAGCCAGCAGCTCGACCAAGTGGCGAGCATCCTTCAGGCCCAACTGCCCCCGCCCCCGGAACCCTCCCGCCTGCACACCGACCCCATCGGTTACATGCAGGATAAGGAGATTTACGAGAGCCGGGTACAGCAGTTGCGCGGCGTCCTGGCCGAGCGCCAGCGCGCCGAACAGCTCACACAGCAGCAGATGCAGCAGATGCAGGCCCAGAGCCTCGCAGCGGCTCGCGAACAGCTCCTGGAGCGCATGCCCGAATGGAAGAAGCCCGAGGTCGCGAAGAAGGAGCAGCGCCAAGTCGCCGACTATCTGCGGACACTCGGATACGCCGACGCGGAAATTGCGCAGGCGGCCGACCCGCGAGCCATCGTCATGGCGAAGAAGGCAATGCTCTACGACCAGCTCCAGGCATCCAGGCCCGCCGTCGAGCGGCGCGTGGCCAGCGCTCCCCGGATGGTCCGGCCCGGCACGGGCGGCCCGTCCCCTGACAAGACCAAATCCATCACGCAACAGATCCGGCGCTCCGGGGGCAAGGACCTCGATGCAGTCGCCAGATTGATCGAACTGGGATAATTACTATGGCCGTACCAGCGAATACTGCACAGCGGTATCAATCGACTGTGATCAAGGAAGATTTGTCTTCAGTTGCCGAACTGATCGCGCCCACGGAAACGCCCTTTATTTCCGCCATCGGCAAGGGCACCGTAAGTAGCACATTCTCTGAATGGGTGACCGTAGACCTTGCAGCCGCGAGCGATACTAACGCGGAGGTTGAAGGAAATGACGTTGTAGCCGATCCTAACAACGAGGGCGTGCGTCTCAGCAACTATGCGCAACTATCTGATAAGGTGGCGCAGGTTTCCACATCCCGCGAGGCCGCCGACGAGGCGGGCGACCTCAACCGGATGAGCAAGCAGATCGCGCTCAAGGTTCAGGAGCTGAAGCGCGACATGGAGAAGCAGGTGCTCTCCAACAAGGCGGCCAACCCCGGCTCGGCCAGCACCGCGCGCGTCTCGGCTTCCTTCGCCTCCTTCCTGCGCACCAACGTCAGTCGGGGCACGGGCGGCGTCAATCCGGTGCTGAGCGGCACCACCACCGGCTACCCGACCACGGCCGCCACCGATGGCACCCAGCGCGCCCTGACGGAAGCGTTGTTCAAGACCGTGCAGGCCCTGACCTGGAACGCCGGGGGCGATCCCACCCTGGTGTTCGTCGGCAGCGCCAACAAGCAGCTCATCTCCGCCTGGACCGGCAACGCCACCACCTTCCGCGAGATGGACAGCCGCAAGATCGTCGCGGCGGTCGATATCTATGTCGGAGATTTCGGCGAGGTTCAGATCATCCCGTCCAGGCTGATGCGGAGCCGTGACCTCCTGATCGTCGATCCGTCCAAGGTCGAGATCGCCTACTACCAGAAGATGAAGCAGGTCGAGCTGGCGAAAACCGGCCACAGCGACAAGCGCATGGTCTCGGTTGAGTACATGCTGCGCACCAAGGCCGAGATCGCTCACGGCGGCATCTTCGACCTCAGCTAATCCAGCCCCCAGGGAAGAGTGCATCATGGCTAAGAAGAGACAAGACGAGACCGGCGAAAAGTCCCTCGCTGAGGAAACCGCCAAGTCGGTCGAGGAGGCGGAACAGGCCGCCGAAACCTCCGGCACGCCCAGCCCGACCCGCGAGCCGGAGAAGGCGAAGACCCCGATCCCCGGCACCACGCCCGACCTGGACGTGATCAGCCTGGACGAGGCCCACAGCCTCAACCCGAATGTTGTCGTCTCGGGCACCAAGCCGGACGGCGAGGGCGGGCAGGTCCTGCTCGATGTGGTCGATCCGGCCGTGGCCAACGCCGCCCTGCTGCCGCGCGGCGTCGCGGTCAAGCCGGAGGCCCCGAGCGAAGTCCCCGAGCAGCAGGGACCGGCTCTGAAAGAGGGCGAGGTGCGCTTTCGCGTCACCGCCGACAACGAGCCGTTTGCCAGCACCGGACCGCTGAAAAAAGGCGAGCTGGTGACCCTGAGCCGCGAGGAAGCTGAACTGCTGGTTCAGCTCAAGGCCGGGACCATCGAGGGCGGGGCTTCGGACGGCAACGCCAAGCCCGAAGGCACCGACGCGGCATGATCCGGACGCGCCTTGAAGAGGACAGCGACGGCTCGCTGATCGTCCATCGCTTGGCCGATGTCGAGCCGCTGCTGGAGTTGAACAAGGCGCTGGCAAGCTCGGGCGACGGCTACACGCCGTCGCGCGAGATGCGCCGGGCCGCCTCGATCCCCTTCGCCATCGTGGAAAAATGGCGCAACGAGTTAGGGGTGGACGTGCTGAACCCGGATCACATGCCAAAGGTCCGGCAGCTTCTCAATTCGTCGGAATACGCATTTCTGCGCACAGCGCCTGGGAGGCTTTAAGCATGGCTCTTGATAGGCAGGGCATCACCAGCGACGCCTTCACGATCA